ACCCTAGTCACAGACGAGGGGATTAGTTTCACGGAAACTAACTATTTTTGAGCCTCTTGCTTGAGCACTGCTGCAAGCTGCGGATCTTGTTCTAATAGTAGCATTTGTTGTGTGAGATTGCCCGTTTTCCAAGGGTTTACCTGACCTCCACCAGCATTTGCTACGGGGCTAGGTCTAGCACCCATTCCTGCTGCTGAACTTGGCTTGAAATGATGTTCCCAACCACTTCCTGGATTCTTGAGACTGCTGATATAAGTATTTAAATCTTGCTCAACTCCGCCATTCAAAATAACTACTTTACCTTCAGCGTTCTTTTGTAACTTATTCTGTAACAATGATAAAGTTTGTTCTGCATTTATCGCTCCAAGATTACTGATGGCTGCGAGGGCTGCTGTTTTTGTAGAAGCTAATTCGTGAGAACTTTTCATCTCTTCAAGCTGTTGAGATAAATTCATTATCTGCTGTTCTTTTTCCTGGGCTGTTTTGTTAGCTTCCTCCCAAAGAGTTTTCCACTGACCTTGTTCTTCTAAGTCTTTGGTACGTTTTTCTTCTTTCTGTTTATAGACATCATCTAGTTTTCCTTTGATGCCTTTAAATTTTTCTTCTGCTTCAGCAGCTTCCTTACGGGCAGCAGCTAATTTTGCTTCATATTCTGCTTTTACAGAACTAAGATCAGGTGCTTGTGGTTGTGAAGGAGTGTCAGCCACGGGCTGTTCAGCAGGAGTCACGGAATCAGG